TATCTCACAACGGGGGAAGCTGCCGGTCCCGCTGCGGTACTACGCTGCACATACGGGCAGATGGGGTGGCGATGACAAACTGAACTTGCAAAACCTGCCGAGGTTATCGCCGCTGAAGAAAGCCATCGTTGCTCCGGCTGGCCGCGTGATAATCGACTCTGACTCTTCGCAGATTGAAGCACGGACACTGGCATGGCTTGCCAATCAGGACGATCTGGTTGAAGCCTTTGACCGGGGCGAGGACGTGTACAAGATCATGGCGTCTGCTATCTACAGCAAGCCCATGGACAAGATTACGAAAGATGAAAGGTTTGTAGGTAAAACCACAATCCTTGGGGCAGGCTATGGCATGGGCGCGGCCAAGTTTCGAGCGCAGTTGAAAAACTTCGGCGTGGTGATTGAAGAGGACGAAGCCAAGCACATCATCGACACGTACCGCCGAACCTACCCGAAGATACAGGAGCTGTGGAAAACGGCAAACGGCATTTTGGATGCGGTGGTAAGTGATCAATATGCGGTGCTTGGGCGCGATGACATTCTGAAAGTGGAGGGGGTCAAGGGTATCCTCCTACCCAACGGACTACACATCAAGTACCCCAACTTGAGATTGCAAGACGTTGAACACGATGGGGAGACAAAGCGTCAGTACGCATATGACGCGAAAAAGGGCAAAGCCACAATCCCAAACCATATTTACGGCGGCAAAGTGGTGGAAAATGTATGTCAGGCCCTCGCACGGATCGTCATTGGCGAGCAAATGCTGCTTATCAACAAGCGATACCGCCCCGTCATGACGGTGCACGATGCGATTGCCTGTGTCGTACCCGAAAGCGAAGCAGACATCGGTATGAGTTATGTGGAGACGTGCATGCGCACTCGCCCCAAGTGGGCTCCCGACCTGCCCTTGAACTGCGAAGCTGGTTACGGTAAAAGTTACGGTGATTGTTAAGGAGCATCAAATGAACATCGCTTGGTCATACAGCAGCCTCAAGACATTCCAGCAGTGCCCAAAGAAGTACTACCATCTGAAGGTAGCCAAAGACGTGCAGGACAGGCCCACTGCGGCAACCATGTACGGCCAAGACATACACAAGGTAGCCGAGGACTTCATAAAAGAAGGCGCCCCGGTTCCTGAAAAACATTCGTACGTAACACCAATGCTTGAAGTGCTGGATTCAATTCCCGGCACTAAGTATTGCGAACATCGCATGGGGCTCACCCGAGACCTCAAGCCTTGCGGATTCCTTGCCAAGAACGTGTGGTGGCGCGGCATCGCCGACCTGCTCATCATCAACGAGGAGAAAGGTCTGGCTCATTCGATCGATTACAAGACGGGCAAGTCGGCAAAGTACGCCGACCAGCAACAGCTGGACTTGGTGGCCGTGGCAATTTTTGCGCACTTCCCTAACATTGTTAGGGTCAAGTCAGCTCTTTTGTTCGTGGTCAGCAAAGAGTTTGTGAAGGCCGAGCACGTTGTAGAAGAGCGCGATTCGTACATCGGCAAAGTGCTGCCTGATCTTGATCGACTTGAGCAAGCGATGGACAATGGTGTCTGGAATCCCATCGCAGGCCCGCTGTGCAAGTTCTGCCCAGTGACAAGCTGCGAGAACAACCGGAGTTGATCATGCCATACGTTAACAAGCCACGCCCGTACAAAAAAGAGTACGAACAGTATGACGGCACTGAAGCTGTCAAGAAGAAACGCGCCCAACGCAACAAAGCTCGCCGACTGCTTATGCGCGAAGGTGTAGTCAGCAAGGGCGACGGCAAAGATGTGGACCACAAGCAAGCCCTGTCCAACGGCGGCGGCACAACCAAATCAAACCTCCGTGCTGTGTCTGCGTCAGCCAACCGTTCGTTCAAGCGCAACTCGGGCCACGACCTTGTATCTCAAACCAGTACGAGGGAACGCAAAGCAAAATGACAGACGAGCAGATATGGCTTTTGAAATACGGCAGAGGGTGGGTGCCGTGGTATGAGCTAGTAGAGGGCGCTGTTGGTGAGCAAGAAGTTGACCCAATTCATGAGCGCCTTGTGGCCGCAGGTAAGGTCGAACGAGACGTAAAGTCAATGCGAGTCAGGTTAAAACCCGAGGAAAAAAATGACGTTAGAAGAATATAACTGGCCCCGGCCTCCGGGGTTCCAACCGTTTGAACATCAGAAGATAACTGCCGAGTTTTTAGTGAGTAACCGCAAGGCGTTTTGCTTCAACGAGCAAGGCACTGGCAAGACTGCATCGGTGATATGGGCTGTTGACTACCTCATGCACCTTGGCGTGATTCAACGGGTGTTGGTGGTGTGCCCCCTGTCTATCATGAAGGCTTCGTGGCAAGCCGACCTGTTCAAGTTTGCACTACACCGTACCGTGGCAGTAGCCCACGGCTCAAGGGACAAGCGCAAGCAGATTGTCGAAGGTATGGCCGAGTTCGTCATCATCAACTTCGATGGCGTCAGTATTGTCAAGAACGAAATCGTCAACGGCGGCTTTGATCTTGTTGTGATAGATGAAGCATCTGCATATAAGAACGCACAAACAGATCGCTGGAAAACCATGCGAGACATCACCAAGCATGTCAAAGGGTTGTGGATGCTTACCGGCACTCCAGCGGCTCAGTCTCCCGTGGATGCCTACGGCCTTGCCAAACTGGTCAACCCCAAAGGTGTGCCGATCTTCTTTGGGCAGTTCCGTGACATGGTGATGAACAAGCTCACTATGTACAAGTGGATACCCAAACCCAACGCAATCAACGTAGTCCACAAAGTTCTACAACCCGCGATCCGGTTTGAGAAATCCCAGTGTCTTGACCTGCCGCCGGTGACATTCATTGACCGGGACGCTCCAATGACGGCGCAGCAAAACACCTTCTACAAAAAGCTCAAAGCCGACATGCTCATTGAGGCAGCGGGTGAGGAAGTGTCTGCAGTCAACGCTGCTACCAAGATCAACAAGCTGCTACAGATTGCATGTGGCTCGGTGTACACCGACACTGGTGAGGTTGTGGATTTTGACGTATCCAACAGGCTCGGCGCTGTGCAAGAGGTCATTGAAGAGTCGTCACACAAGGTGTTGGTGTTTGTGCCCTTCACCCACAGCATCGACCTGCTTGAGCGCTACCTTACGAAAAATGGCATCACTTGCGAAATCATCAACGGCAAGGTGACTGTGAACAAACGTTCGGACATTGTTAAGCGGTTTCAAGAGCAGCCCACCACCAAAGTTTTAATCATTCAACCGCAAGCGGCCTCCCACGGGTTGACCCTGACTGCGGCTAACACTGTTATTTGGTACGCTCCCGTCACCAGCGTCGAAACATACCTGCAAGCCAATGCTCGTATCGATCGACCGGGGCAGAAGAACAACATGACGGTGGTTCACATCAAAGGCAGTCCGATTGAGAGCAAGTTGTACTCGATGCTGAAGAACAACATCGACAACCACGAAAAAATAATTGATCTGTACCGCGAAGAATTTGAGGGCGACCTCTTGACAATGTAAAAACAGGCCGTATAATACGGCTCATCACTTGAAGGAGCTACACACATGGACATCCCGGTTCAGGGGGAAGACACCCCCCGCATGGACGAGTTAGCAGCCGTCTACATCAAAATTCGGGACGAACGCGCCCGACTCAAGCAAGCTTTTGAAGCCAAAGACATTGAGCTTGAAGCTCAACAAAATCTCATTGGCGAGAAGATGCTTGACCTGTGCAAAGAGCTCGGTGCCGACAGCATCAGAACTCCTGCTGGCACAGTCATACGTTCGGTGAAATCACGGTACTGGACGAATGACTGGGATTCAATGTACACGTTTATCGAAGAGACGGGTGCATTCGGCCTACTTGAGAAACGACTTCATCAATCAAACATGAAGGACTTTCTTACAGAGAATCCAGACATTTACCCGAAGGGGTTGAATGTCGAAAGCCAATTTACCGTGACTGTTAGACGTGCAAAGGAAAAGTGAAATGAGCAACATCACTGTGATCGACCAAAACCTCCCCGACTTTCTGCAACAAGCAGGCGTTAGTGATCTGACGAAGCAACTCGCTGGTAACTCCGGTGTCCGGCGTATCGTCCCCAAGAACGGCATCTTCCGCAAGGTTGTCGGTAAAGAGGAGATGGGCAAGGTCAAGGGCAGCATCAACGCCATCATCGTTAACGCATCGCCCCACGTTGGGCGCATCTTCTACATCAAGCAGTGGTCCCCCGATGCCGAGCCGACTGCGCCTGACTGCTTCAGCAATGACGGTATCGCCCCCGATGCCGGTTCGCAAAATCCACAAGCAAGCCGTTGTGACTCCTGCCCTCAGAACATTAAGGGGTCGGGTATGGGTAACTCCAAGGCATGCCGCTACAGCCGCCGCATAGCTATGGTGTTGGAGGAAGACTTCAACACTTCGCTGGAAGGTCAGGTCTACCAGATGAATCTGGCATCCAAGTCTTTGTTCGGTGACGGCTCGGGGGACAACACCCACACCTTTGAAAACTACACCAAGTACTTGTCCAACAACGGCAAGAGCTTGGACTACGTGGTCACTCAAATCAGCTTCAACGAGGACAACGACAACCAGTCCGTGCTGTTCACTCCGGCTCGGTTCATCAACAAGGCCGAATACGCTGTTACCTCCGAGGTAGTGAAGAAACCCGAAGTGCAGAAGATGGTTGTCATGACCCCGTATCAAGCTGACTCAAGTGGTCGGCAAAAGCTGGAGGCCCCTAAGCCCGCAGTGTCAGCCTCTGAAGAAGAGGACGATGCACCGAAGCCAACCAAACGCGAGTCCAAGAAAGCCGACACACCCGCCCCTAAAAAGGAGATCAAAGATGTGCTCAAGGCTTGGGGCGATGAGGAGTAACCAATGAGCTATGGCTACAGTCAGAGCTTGGCACGAGCTAACAGACAAGCGAGTTCCAAGTCTCTGGGTGTGGTTTTGGGTCGGGTCTGTATAGAGAAAGACATCAGTGTTATCGCAGTTGCTGACGCCTTCAAGGTTAGTCGTATGACTGTATATAACTGGTTCAAGGGTGTGTCAGTGCCGCACCCATCCCTTCATCTCCCGATCGAACGCTACATCAGAACACACAGCAAGAAGTAATTCATGACCCCATTTGACCTCCTCAATACGGTGCTGCCCTCCGAAGGTCGGTACTGCGTGGTAGGGATCGGTCGGTACGTTGATCAAAGGTTTGTAGATACACGCGAAGAGGTAGATGATTTAGCAGCCACATTTGTCGGCGGCAAGTTCGATGCTTACTTTGGTTGCGCAAAGTTTGGCGATGAGAACAACCGCACACACGAGAACGCTCTGTATTTCCGCGCACTGTGGATGGACATTGATTGCGGCCCCGCGAAAGCAGTGCCCGACAAAAACGGCGTAATCAAGGGCTACATCGACCAGCAAACCGGCCTCGCCGAGTTTGGCAAGTTCTGCAAGACAGTTGGTCTACCAAAGCCGATCCTCGTCAACTCTGGTTATGGCATCCATGCTTATTGGCGCCTTAACAAAACAGTGTCCCGCCGCGAGTGGGAACCTCTATCTCAACGCCTACGCGAGTTGTGCGAAGAAAACGGCTTGATTGTTGACTCTTCGGTGTTTGAAGCGTCCAGAATCTTGCGCATACCCGGCACGTTCAATTACAAACGCGAAGACCCAGCGCCGGTCGAAGTGCTCTCGGCTGAAACACCTGAGCTTGTGGTGGAGGACTTGGCCAAACTGCTCGGCTCAGCACCGCCAAAGGAAGACAAGCCTGACTTTCTACCGACAAGCACCAGCCCAATGATGGAAGCATTGATGGGTAACAAGGTCAAGCGGTTCAAGACCATCATGCTCAAGTCGGCGAACGGCGAGGGCTGCAACCAGTTACTGCACTGCTACAACAACCAAAACGATATTGAGGAGCCTCTGTGGTTTTCTGCATTGTCGATTGCCGCGCACTGCATCGACGGCAACGAAGCCGCGCACAAGATTTCTGAGCAGTACGACAACTACGACCCGGATGAGGTCGAGAAGAAGCTGTTCAACCTCCGCAGGTCAGGGGGCCCTCATCATTGCGCCACATTCAAGAAGCTCAACCAAAAAGGCTGTGAAGGCTGCAAGCACGAGGGCAAGATCAAATCCCCAATCATGCTGGGGGTGGAGATTGCTGAAGCCGAGGACGATGGTAATGTTACGTTTGTCGAGGAAAGTGGGGAGGCTAAAACATTCCACATACCTGAGTACCCGTTCCCGTACTTCCGTGGCAAGAACGGCGGGGTGTACCGCAAGTCACAAGATGATGAAGAAGAACCGACTCTTGTGTACGAACACGACCTCTATGTGGTCAAGCGGATGAGGCACAACGAGCTCGGGGAGATGGCCGTCATCAGGTTACACCTGCCACAAGACGGCGTGAAAGAATTCACGATGCCGACTACCTCGATTGTGGTCAAGGAGAAGTTGCGCGAAGCACTGGCCCATCACGGTGTTGTGCCGAACAACAAGCAGACCAATTCTCTGTTTGACTACTTCGTAACATTTATCAAAGCCCTGCAATTTAAGAAGAAAGCTGAAATTATGAGAACTCAATTTGGTTGGATCGACAACGACAGCAAATTTATTCTCGGTGAACGCGAGGTCACCAAAGACGGTGTGTTCTACAGCCCGCCATCTTCAACCACCCGAGACATCTCTCCGAACATCGCTGTGAAGGGAGAGTTTGAGCTCTGGAAAGAAGTGTTCAGTCTGTACAACAT